ACGAATGCCTTCTTCTTTGGGGAAACGTTTGAGCTGGATTTGCAGTTTCCAAGTGCTGTTGCTGATTCTTAGTTCTTTTGCAATAAAACCTGCGCAGGCTTTAACTAACTCGGCTCTGCCCTGTCCTCGACATTTTACTGTAATTTCCATAGTAGCCTACGTTTTGTGTTGTAAAAATACATTATACTGCAGATCAGTATTAATGTCAATAAATCAAATTCGCAAAGGTTGTCCACTGTTCAAATTCACTAATACTTAGGTTTAAGTTAGTTTCTAATTCTGTATACTTTTGTGTTAACTTTTTCCTACGTCTGCACTCTACCAATTCTTGGCTCATTTCTGTGTGGATTTTACGACAGTTTGTATACATTTTATACAGTTGACTACGGGCCCGCATATCGTTAACCGCACTGATACAGGCTAACATTTCACTAAATTTTGGCTCGTAGTCTATAATTTGTGTCATCCCACAATTATACGGTAATTGAAATTTAATGTCAATGTTGCAATAAATACACTATAAACGGGACAAATAATGCCAAGACTATCTTTGTGGCGAGAAAACCACAGCAATGATTACAAATTTTTCGATCGTAGAATCTCCGAAGAGTTTACTATTGGCGGTACCGGTGTGTACTTGCACAAATATCTTGGCCCTACTAGTCAAGTACAGGCATACAATACTACTGCAACTGTAACTGCCAATTCAAATGTATTACCTTTTGGTAATGTCAGTGCAATGGCTGTCGGGCAAACTGTTAGCGGAATTGGAATTGCAAGTGGCACTGTTGTTACAAATGTTAATTTTGGTGCAAACACAGTAACCATTAATAATCCAATTACATCTACTATTAGCAGTAATAGTCCAGTTAGCATATATTGGAACAATCCAGAAAAACCTGCTTATCAAAATCAATCTGCAACTAATATACAAGATTTACTGTTTGTTGAAAATCGTGATAGAAAATACGATACTAGCATATACAGTCTCAGAGGAATTTACACAGTAAATGATAATGACTTTGACTTGCAACAATTTGGAATCTTTTTAAGTGCAGATACTGTTATGATGACTTTCCATCTAAACGATGTTGTTACTACTGTTGGCAGAAAACTAATGTCAGGAGATGTATTAGAATTGTTGCATAAAAAGGATTACTACCCGTTGGATGCAGCTATTCCAGCAGTACTAAAACGTTACTATGTTATTCAAGATGTAACATTTGCCGCCGAAGGATTCAGTGCTACTTGGTGGCCGCATTTAGTCAGAGTCAAAATGACACCGCTAGTGGATGCACAAGAATACAAAGATATTTTGAACAATGTTACTGCAGGCGATGCAGCAAATACCCCGATTGGGCAAATACTGTCTAACTATAACAAGCTCAATGAAATTAACGATGCAGTACTAGCTCAAGCACAAATTGATGTTCCGTTAAGTGGATACAATACTGATACACTTTATGTGGAACCAACTTTACCGGATGGTAGTCCCGGAGATCCCACTGGACAAACTGTTGATTTTACTAATTTATATGTAGACAGTAATGTCGATTACGTTAATACTTTACCCTATAGACCTGCTCAAAACACACCAGGGTATTTGACCACCGATAGCCAACCACCAAATGGATTTGTTGCTAATGTTAGTACTAGTTTCCCAACTGATCCTAGTTTTCCAGCAGCAAATACCAGCATTGGGCAGTACACTAAATTTAGTCCCGAGGATTTGGCTATTATCAGTAACACCCAATTTCCACCTTTGCCACAAATTGGCGACTATATATTAAGAGTAGATTTTTTACCTAATAGATTATTTCGATGGGACGGCGCTAGATGGGTTGTTGTGCAAGATGTAGTCAGAGCCAATTTAACACCGGGTGCAGATAATAAGACTTTAACCAGTACATTTATCAATGATACCAGTACATATACAAATAAAGAAGGTCAGACTTTGCCAACAAGACAAAATCTCAACCAAGCACTAACACCACGTGCAGATAACTAAACAACACTATGCAACAATTTTTCTATTCAGGGCAAATCCGAAGATACCTTACTCAGTTTATTCGTATACTCAGTAACTTTCAAGTTGAATTCGGATTTGACCGAAACAACAGTATTGCACTTCAAAGAGTCCCTGTGATTTATGGCGATAGCAGTCGTCAAGGTATGGCTATTCTAAAACAAAACAGTGAAAACTATTTGAATAGTGTTCCTGCTATGGCTGTTTATATTAGTGAACTAAAATACGACAGGGAAAGAGTGCAGAATCCAACGTATGTAGGTAAACTAAATTTACGTGAAAGATTCTTTGATCCTAGCACTGGGGATTTTAGTACTACCCAAGGCGATTTATTAACTGTCGAAAGACTAATGCCTGTGCCTTATCGATTAACTCTCAAGGTAGATATTTGGACCAGTAATACTGAACAAAAATTACAACTGATTGAGCAAATTTCAACCTTGTTTAATCCGTCTATGGAAATTCAAAGCACAGACAACTATGTTGATTGGACCAGTATTACTTACATAACACTGACTGATACTACCTGGAGTTCAAGAACTGTGCCAATTGGTACTGAAAATCCCATTGACGTTGCTACACTAACTTTTGAATTACCAATATTCCTAAGTGCACCTGCGCTGGTTAAGAAATTGGGAGTTGTTCAAAAAATTATTGCCAGTATTTTTGACTCAGACGGCAACATAGACGAAGCCATTTATAGTGATGCCAATTTGATGAGTCGACAATATATTACACCATTACAGTACGGAGTAATATTAATAGACAATACTGTAAAATTAGTGCAAGAACACGATCCGGTAATCGATCCTACTGCACAACAAGTTATTAAACAATTGACTTCGTCTGTCAGAAATGGCACAACTGTTGTAGTTGATAACACAGACGGTATAGAACCTGGAATGATAGTCGGTACACTAGCTGTAACCGACGGTGCAACACCTGTTGCAACTGTAAGCAATAATAGTGTAGTGGTGAGCATCAACGGTACAACTGTTACAACCAGTAATATTGTTACAGGATTTGACGGTGACTTGATTACATTTAATGCTGTTACACATAAAATTGGAACGAACTTACCTTGGAGAACTGTTGTCAATATCTACGGTAACTTGGTCAATGGTGGTAGCCAAATTAGATTTACACTTCCGGATCGTAACGAAGTAATCGGTACTGTAGCATATAATCCTGTTGACGATACTGTACTAATGTGGACTCCGGATATAGATACTATACCAGCAAATACATTAGTTCCTGTCAATGCTATAATCGATCCGCAGAACAGCAGACCAAATAAAGATCTTCAAGACCTAGCCGACGGCACACGCTATTTGTTGGTCAACGATTATATAACTACTCCAGGTGCACAACCACAATACAATTGGATGGGCAGAGATAATACACCATTATATGCAGTTGCTAACGATATTATACAATTTAATGGGCAACACTGGCAAGTAGCATTTGACAGTAGAGCCACTTCTGCAGTAAACTATGTTACTAACTTAACTACCAGTGTACAGTATAAATGGGACGGTGCACAATGGACCAAGAGTTATGAAGGGTATTACCCAGCAGGACAATGGCAACTAATAATCTAAAACAAAGTTGTGGTGCACTTATATATTCAACAAGCACCAACAGATATCTATTCCTATTAAGAAATGGTGGGAGATTCCCTGACACGTGGGGAATAGTGGGCGGAAAAATAGAATCGGGAGAATCTATACTTGACGGACTTCAAAGAGAAATACGAGAAGAACTTGGCGGGGAAATTAAAGGAGCCAAGATACTACCCATCGAACAATACACCAGTAACAAAGGTACATTTATCTATCATACTTTTTTAATCAAAGTAGAAGATGAATTTTTACCTGCGTTAAATCATGAACATCACGGATATTGTTGGGTTACATTGGACCATATGCCTAGACCGTTGCATCCAGGAGTTTGGAGAACATTCAAGTTCAAAGCCAATAAAGATAAAATACAGGTTTTAGAAAAGATCAGAGATTAAACACTAGACTGGTTCTAGGTTCTATACTGTGATTAGGAGGAACTTCGTGATACAACCAGCTGGGCCACATCAACAATAATCCTGGGCTAGGAACATAATCAGTATGCGGTAAACTATACCAATTTGTAGGATCTTTAATCATAAACATATAATCAAAGAAATCCTTAAATGGCTGATTAGGATAGAATCTTATGTTGGCACTGCCAGGCGGAGTTTTAAGATAGTAAATTCCGCTTATAGTACATTGACTGTGCAGATGTTTAGGATGTGCACTACCCTCTAAAAATCTGTTGGCAAATAAAAATGGCTTCCAAGGCACACGACTACTATCATAACCCATTTGTTCTAGAAATGCACAGGCCTGGGCTTGTATAAAATCCATAAAAGGTTTGAAATCTTCGTTGTGAGTTAAATTTTGTGTGCCGTAGGTTGTTTCACCGTTGTAGTAAAAATCAGTGTTGATATTTCTATCAGGGGATTCAAATAATTTATCCATCTGCAGATTCATTGGTTCAATCCACTCGGGGTGATAGTCTCTACCGATTACACTAGGAAACCAATGATCTAGATTCATATTATTTTGTAAAGAATAACTGTATGCTAAGTCTTGGATATTCTGCAGCCAATGTAAGCATACTGGTACCGTGATAAATCGGTGGTACAAACCAAGTCATTAGATTGTAATGAGGAAATATCCAACGTTGTCCTTGCTCAGGATCATCGTATAAAAATAATCCGCCCCAATTCCAATTCCAATTGGGATTAATATAAATTGTACTGGTTAACCGTTTGTCTTGACCTTCACTTACGTCATCGTGGTGGAAGTTGATTTGACTGCCAGGAGGCCAAATGTGTAAAAATACTGTGGCATGATTATAGTCAGCAAATGCAGGATCAACAGACTTGTATTTGTTAACAGAGTATTCTTCGTACTCACTAAGAGGTATAATAAACACAGGAGCAAAACTGCCGCGGTCTAATCCCTGCCCCCAACGTCCCATATTGTTAATTTCAAATGCAGCTTTGCCTTTGCTGTCTTCAAATTTTTGTGTAATTTCGTCGAGTATGTGTTGTTCTAAAAAGTTGGGTACTTGGTTAACCATAAGTGTCTTTCAATATTGTGTGCTGAAAAAGAAAACTTGGAAAAGTCTTCCTGTGTATAGGTCAGATCCAAAGTAGTCTAAACTGCTGTGAAAAAGATCTCCCCGGTATAATACCAAACGATTATATATGTTACCCAGTGTATCATATAAATCCCATTTGGTCATATCTTGTGCTTCGTATCCAGTGGTTAATTCGCCTGCACGAACTGCACCAGTTGCACGATGCCTAAATAAACCAGTACCGCCTGTGTAAGGAGCGTCAGGGTTAAGATAACAAACTCCTGCCCAAGTGTTAAAATGATCACTATGAACCCAGCTGCGATCTGCTGCCGTAGTCAATTGAAATGCACCTGTGTAGCCGTCGTTCTCAAACCAATCTGTTACTGCACCGCCGGCGTTCCATACTATGCTTTGAATAGTTTCTTTTACATCGGGAGTAAGATGGCTGATTGTTCTTTTTCCTGGAAAATTTCCAGTCACTGAAAATGGTTGACTCAGTGCAAAATTTCTAACCCCATCAGGATTACTGTAAAAGTTATCAGTTATAATTACATTTGTTATCATAATATTATCGAGTATTAATTACTTAGTTGTGCTATCTCAGCTGCAATAAATTCTTCTAATCGTTGATAGATACTTTTTTCCCAATAAGGCAACGCTCGTTGGTAGTTTTCTTCTATAGCATCTGCCATTGCGTCATAGTGTGCAGGAGTAATATTTTTTAGTATGTTTTCTAACTGTTCTATGTTAAAAAATGGCACAACTCCTGCAGGATTAAAAAACTCGCCTATATTAATACAACCATAGTATATAGGAACAGTTTTAGTTATAAAACAATCCAATATTTTCTCACTAAACATATTGTGCATAACTTGGTTTTCGCAAGCTATATTGAACTTGGCATTTTGGAAGTAAGGGTCCTTGGTAGGAATTCTAGGAGGACTTCGATACATTTTGAATTCAAAGTCGCCTACAATAGTGCGTTTTTCCATTCTCCGCAATATCATAAAACGCAGTCTATGGTCAGGAGTATATATTTTACTGCTCATCATATAGGTAATTTGATTGTGTTTTACAATGTCGGGAGTTTGTATCCAACTACCGGCAGGCACAAATAATTTGGCGTTAGGTAATTTTAATAATTCAGGATTATACGCAAGTATGAGATCAAATTTATCGGCATTGTCATACACCATCTTTACAAAATCTCTGTACAACACTGGAGGTTCGCATTGTACCAACACTCGATAGTCGGCGGTTAAGTCTGTTTCTATCGTATCAAAGCTTACTGCAACTCGTCGATCAAAGTCTTTTGTAAATTGAAAAGCAGGGTTACCACTGTAACCTGGCATATACCCGTACTGAACTGCCTGCATCAAACCTGCTCCATCCAATGTGCAATCATTTCGTCTAACATAGATTCAAAAGTATAGGTAGGTTTCCAACCTAACTCAGCTCTAATCTTGCTACTATCGCCTTTGAGATAGCGTAGCTCTTCGGGACGTAAAAACTTTTGATTCTGTACTACATATTGATTATAGTCCATATCTAATTTAGAAAACACATACTCGCATAAGTCTCGTACACTATGACTTTCGCCAGTGGCGACTACCCAGTCTCTAGGTAAATCATTGTTTATGATCAAATGCATAGCACGTACATAATCATAACTATGCCCCCAATCTCTGCAACTGTCTAAGTTACCTAATTCCAATTTGTCTGCTAGCCCTTTTTTAATTTCCACTGCAGTTTTAACAATCTTATTAGTAACAAAGTTAGTTCCCCTACGTGGGCTTTCATGATTAAACAATATGCCGTTACAGGCGTGTAGTTTATAAGCATCTCTATAATGACGTACAAGATTGTAGCCCATTACTTTACTAACACCGTAAGGACTTACTGGTACCATTGGTGTGGTTAATCTTTGAGTATGGTCTTCGTCGATGCTATTGCCAAACATTTCACTACTGCTGGCTTGATAAAACTTAGCAGTGGGACAAAATTGACGATAAGCTTCTAGCATTGTTAGTACACCAAGTCCATTGGTTTTAATTGTAAATGCTGGCATTTCAAAACTGATTCTTACGTGACTCATAGCTGCGAGATTGTAAATCTCGTCCGGTTGGATATCAGTAATAGTTTTAGTAATGCTCCACTCATCAGTCAAGTCACCATAGATACGAGTTATACGTGTGTCTATATGGCTGAGTCTACTGCTTTGATTTTCTGCCACACTATGCCTACGAACAACGCCGTAGACTTCGTAGCCAAGACTCAGTAGATATTCGCTAAGATAACTGCCGTCTTGCCCTGTTATACCTGTTATTAGTGCTCTTTTTGTCATTTGAATAGTCGTTTAGTTGTTAAATCTGGATAGTTTTGTTCTGTTGCTGAATCACCATATGTACTGGGATCCACACTATCCATTAGTATAATTCCACGTGCAGCATCTTCAGGGGTCATATAGTAGTGCCATCCCATTACTGCATAATCATCTTCCCACTGGGGAACCGCTAAATCTCTGCCATCATAACTGGCCAATTTAAGCCATTTGTATGCTTCGAGATCATCTGTTAGTACCATACCGCCGCGGCCAATTGGTACACGCTTTTTAAGTTGAAAACTTACGCAATGTAGCCCACCTGTATACATTCCGGGAGCCCATCGTACTGCGGCATCCCATACAGGATAAGGTTTAAGTTGATACCTTC